TCAAGTAATGGGAGTAAACATTAAGGATCCTGGGGCAGAATATACAACAGCACCATATGTTTCATTTGAAGATGCATGTAATACTGGAGGTGGTGCAAGAGGTAATGTAATTCTGAAAGATGGTAAGATAGATTCTGTTTATATGGTTAGCAATGGTATGGATTACCTTGGACCTATAGGTGAGGATAGATGTAACACCAATCCCATTGGAGATGATGGTCTTGAGTATACAGCATACATTGCAGATGTTATCATCATCAATACTGGAATTGGATATACTGAGGAGGACTTAATTTATAACATCTATTGTGATAGTGGAGTTGAAATTTATCCAGTAGTAGATCCTGATGGTAGAATAGTAGACACTAGAATCATAAATGCAGGTGTCATAAGAACTGTTCCTGAGTTGGCAATAAATACTACAACAGGATCAGGTGCAATATTAGTTCCTGTTCTGAAGTTTGTAGAGGTTGGAGAAATCCCAGAGGATAGACAACCAGTAAGAAAAGTTATTCTTTGTGCTGATAGATAATGGCAACACCTAAAAGACCAGAAGAAAAGGAATCAGTTGGGTATTCTTTTGATGATCCTAAGTATGGATCTCTTTTTATTTCAGAGTCTGTAGAGAAGGGAAGAACAAGACAGGTAGAATTACACTCTGCATCTGGTGCACACTTAAAACTATATAAGGATGGTGGTTTTGAGTTAAGTGGTGAACCAAATGATACTGGAGATAATATAGTAAGTAGATCCAAAGAGGGTTTATTTGTTATTGCAGATGGTGGTGGTGGAATTAAGATTGATGCTGGCAATGGTGTTTTAACTCTTGCTGCTAGGGAAATTAGATATGAATGCACTGCAGCTGATGAACCAATGGTCATTAGATCTGGACAAAATATTATTATTGAAGCAGCAGATAGTGTTAAGATTAATGCTGCCAATGTTGCTATTGGTGCTAGAAATAAACTCCTACTTGCATCAAAAGGTGCAATTTATATGAAAGGAACTGGTGGGGTTACAATTATAGAACCAAAGGCAGCTTTGATCCCAACAAATCTTGGAGATTTTGTGGATAAAATAATAGAAACAGTAGTATTTGGAGGATTATAATGGCATACATTAATAGTATAGATGCTGAAGGTATCCAGGCAGGTGCAGCACTTGTTCCACCACTAGCAACTGTTGATATTTGGCAAAGCATTGATCCAACAAAACCATTTGCTCTTCAGACAACTGGAGTCAACAACCTCAATGGATTGACCAATCAAATTGGCACCCATAATGCCTTTGGTCTCTCTAATGCATTTGGATCTCATTTAAAGTTTGGTGCTAGCTCATCTTTTGGAATGAAAGCAGACCTTGGAACAAAGGCAGATGCTATCATCAAAAAATTTGAAGGAACTCCTTCATGGAGTGCAGCATCTCCAGTAGGAACATTCTATGGAAGGTTTAATGTTGTTGGAAGTCTTACTGCAAATGGAGTTCCAGTAGAACTTGTATCTGATATTAAACTAAAAGAAAATATCAAACCTCTTGAAAATTCTTTGGATAAAGTCAAGAATTTAAGAGGAGTGGAGTATGATAGAATAGACCTTGGTTGGCATGAGATTGGACTGGTTGCTCAAGAAGTTGAGGAAGTCATTCCAGATCTAGTTAGAGAAAATTCAGAAGGAACTAAAGTTCTGGAGTACACTCACTTAACAGCAGTGTTAGTGGAAGCAATCAAAGAACAGCAAAAGCAAATTGAGACCTTGAAGGAGACAGTTGCTGAACTGTCCACCAAACTTGCAGAGTGCTGCTCCTAGTGCTATGATGGATGGGTAAGCAAGACAGTACCCACCATGCAAATCACTCGTGACCAACTGGAAGAACTCAATGGCATTCTTGAGGATGTTGCCTCCCATTTCTGTGGTGAGAACATGGTCAGTGGTGAAACTTTCTGGACTTGTGTGGAATGTTTTGCAACTGCCAAGGTTGCAGAACTCAGAGGTGAACTTGCTTATGATGGTTGACAGTCAAAGGGGTTTGACTTATACTATCCAAGTGTGAAGGAAGTGCAGGGAGGAGAGAAATCTCTTCCCACTTTGGGAGTGTGGTGGAATCGGTAGACACACCAGACTTAAAATCTGTTGACCATCAAGGTCGTGGGAGTTCAAGTCTCCCCACTCCTATTTCAAAATTGACTTTTAATTCCAAAAAAGGGGCAAAAAAAATTCTGGGTAAAAATTGCTCCTAGGGTTTTTATAACCATTCCTCATTAGCAGGGTCTTGGAGGAAATTTATAATAGAGTTGCTAACTCCTATTTCAGCATTTAATTCTTCTTTTTGTCTATTAAACCCATATTCTCTAATACTATATCTGATTCTTTCTTTTTTCAAATAGTTAACTTTAGTAATTAGAGCATTTCTTTCAGATTGTAGTGGAGTTATCTGATTTGTTAGATTTGTTATTGATGTTGCATATCCAGTGCAATCAGTTACACCAGGACATATTGGTAATGTTGTTCTAGCAACTCCAACATCACCATAATAAATTCCAATTGAAGATTGTGAGGTTAAGTCCTCAGTTCCAATTCCAGCATTTACTGAAGTTAGTGTTCCACTAATTGCAGAAAATGGATTTGGGGATGTAAAAGAATATCCTCTATAAGTGACAGAATCTTGCAAAACTGTTGTTGTATTGATTCCAAGAAAGAATGGAACTCCTGTTGTACCAAAACCAACAGATCCTCCACATCCACAGGAGTTTGCAGTTTGACCAACATTGAGAATTGTACTTTGTAAACCTGCTATTTGGGTGTTTAGTTCTACAATTCTAGCATCTATTTTTTGAATTGGTTCCCCAAAATAATTTAAAGTTTCTTGAATACCATATAATTTAAAAGACGTCCCATCTGGCAACTGAGAAGAAAATCCAGTTTCAGTTGCTTCAACTTGTGCAATTTGATCTGTATTTGAGGATATTGTTTGTTGGTATATAGATATCAAAGCCTCAGTATTTGTGCTAATTGCCATAAATTACAAAAGATTGGTAATGGTATTTATTGATAAATAAGACAGAAGAAAATACGTAAGGATACTCTAAAATGCCTTTAGCGAGATTAGAGAACTTTTTGAAGAATCTCAATGGTAATACCCTATATGTTGATCCAAATGAGTTAGATGCTTCAGATTCTATTGATAATAGGGGAAACTCAAGGTTAAGACCTTTTAAAACCATTCAAAGGGCATTAATTGAAGCTGCAAGATTCTCTTATGTTCCTGGAACTAATAATGATCTTTTTGACCAAACCACCATTTTACTCTCCCCAGGAACTCACTTTATTGACAACAGACCTGGATATTGGGTAGATAGTTCCAACGTATTAAAGGATGTAAATAGTGCCACCAGAACTATTACTGAATTTAACGTTTCCACTAATTTTGATATTAATGATCCTGCAAACCAATTATACATTTATAATAGTGTAGATGGTGGCGTCATAGTACCAAAGGGAACTTCTCTTGTTGCTCATGATTTAAGAAAGACAAAGATAAGACCAAAATTTGTTCCAAGTCCAGTAGATGCCAATATTGATCCAGCAGCCATATTCAAACTAACTGGTGCTTGTTATATCTTTGGATTTACTATTTTTGATGGTGATCCAATTGGAAAAGTATATAATAATTATTCAACAAATACAACTGTACCAAACTTTTCACACCACAAACTTACTGCGTTTGAATATGCAGATGATACTAATGTAATAGTAAAAAATAATACCAGCACTGGTCATACTGATTTAGAAAACTACTACTATAAACTAAGTAAGGGATTTGGTGCTCAGTCCTCAAGAAGCATTATTGATGGATATGATAACTTCCAACCTAACGTAGATGAAAATAGAATTGTTGGTGAACTTGGAACTGGTTCTATCATTATTACATCAGCAATTTCTGGAAATGGTGTATCTGGAACTCCTGTAATCACTGTTCAGACTCAATCACCACACAATCTATCACCATTCACCCCAATTATCATATCTGGATTAGCTCAGGCTGAAGGTCCAACTTCAGAATTAGAGTATAATGGAAATTTTGTTGTTGCTCAGGTAACAAGCGAAACAGAATTTACATATTTACTATCTAATGTTCCTACTCAGACTCTAAACCCAAGTGTAACTGGAGCATCAGTAAAAGTAATCTCAGATACTGTTGCCTCAGCATCTCCATACGTCTTCAACTGTAGTTTGAAGTCTGTTTATGGTATGAATGGTCTCCATGCAGATGGATCAAAGGCCAAAGGATTTAAATCCATGGTCACAGCACAATTTACTGGAATTTCTCTACAAAAGGATGATAGAGCATTTGCAGAATATGATGCAACTTCTGGAGCATATAAATTCCAAACTAATTTTGGTGTAGACAAATTCTTGCACCAATCATCAAGAGCAAGATATAGACCTGAATGGGAAACTTTCCACATAAAAGCATCTAATGATGCATTCATTCAGTGTGTTTCTATCTTTGCTATTGGATATGCAAAGCAATTTGTTGCTGACATTGGTGGTGACCAATCAATTACTAACTCAAACAGTAATTTTGGTCAAAATGCACTATTTTCATCAAAATATAAGAAAGACGCTTTATCTAAAGATAATCATGCGTACATCACTCATATACTTCAACCAAAAGAACTTCCAGCAACAGATAATGTTATTAGATATGAAAAACTTGATGCATCTTTAACAAATTCACTTGCAGCATCAAATCAAAATACTAGGGTATATTTTAAAGATCTTACAGACTTACTTTCTCCACCAACTAATAAAGTTAGAGGATTTACTGTAGGTGGTAAAAACCAAGATGTTCTATACTATAGAGCAGCTAACGTAGAATATCAAATTCCCATTACCCCATCATACAAAATTGAATATGATATCAATACAATTGACACCACAACCAATATAATTACTTTATCTGGAATAACTGGCATTTCCACTGGAATTTCTGGAAAAATAATTGCAAAAAATGGGGTTCTTCCAGATGGCATAGAACATGATAAACTGTATAATATTAGATTAACTGGTGGAACTGGAATTAAATTATATGATAATGTAAATAATGCAGAAAATGATGTTTTTGTAGTAGATATTAAAAACCAAGTAGGTTTTGCTACTGGAAACCTATTCTTCAGAAGTTCTATTAA